GCTTCAATCTGTACAGCAAGTTGATTGTACTGCTTTGCTTTGTCGCTATAGTTGGCACTCAGAGAGCCATCTAGGGTCGTAGTGACCATACGGCTGAACTTAGCAGCAATAGTCCTACAAATCCATACAGCAGCGTAGTAGACATTATTGCCAGTCTGAGACAGGGCAAAGAGGATTTCTTCATTCTGAACCAATGGGTCTGAACTGTCTGTATCACCCACAAGTAGGCGGGCAGTGTTAAGACGACCAGAGGTAGTTGTAGTGTTTAGATCAGAGGGGCTGTAACTCCAAGACATCTGGTCGTCCTTTAAATTAGTTTTCTAGTTCGCCGTAGGAGATACGCCACTTACGGATAAGACCAATCTGTTTATCTTTGATCCTGCTAACAGTGCATTTCTTTTGCAAGAACTCTTTATTATCTTTTGTCTTGGCTTTCACTTTTCCGTTGATGTTCTCAACAAGAGCCTGTAGTTGTTCTAGCGAGAGTTCTGCTAGACCATCACCAATGGAAATTCTTGACACAGCTACTTCTTCTAACTCTTCATTGTGGTGAAGCATATCATTGAAGAATAACTGTTGGATGGTTTCATGGGGAGTTCCGAAGAAGTCCCAGTTGAATCTTTCACCCTTCTTCCAAAACTTACCCGCCAGTTGTAAGTCATTTATCTTAACATACACTGGGCGGGAAGGATTGAAGAAGGGGATAAATGGTCGGGTCATCTATCCCACTCCTGTTCTAGTTAAGCGATAACGGTGTCGATGAACGCACCCAGATCAGCCGACACAACCTTGTGATCGTAAGCCATGTTGGCTTCCAACAGTTCAGCAACGCCGTCAATAGCCAGATAGTCACCTTTGAACGACTTGATCGAAATGCCGTGGCCCGAAGCGCCTTCCAGTTCATCCCAAGTGAAGGTATAACCAGCCGAAGGAACCATCAGACCAGCCGAGCGCGGACGGTAGTAGAAGGCAGCAGCCTTACCACCAATGAACGAGTTCGATTCAGTCAGACCTTCAGCAGCGGTATTCTTCACGGTCTCCATGACCAAGAACTCTTCTACACCGAAGATTTCAGCCAACTTGGCATCCGTCACCAGAGCAGTGTTCGAGACCGTAGCACCACCATTCAGGCGAGCCAAGATTGTGGGGTGGTTGACCAGAACGTCACGAACTGCTTTACCGACAACCATGACGTTGGGCTTGAAGCCACCCGACTTGAGTTGCACAGTACGCATGATGTTGGTAACGTCAACAATCGGAGTTGCGTTGGTGTAGTCCGACCACTGCTTAACTTCGTTGGTCGAAGGAGTGCCAGCGACACCATCCCAATCCGTACCCCAGATGCTACCAGCGAAGTAGGAGGTAGCCCACTTGATTTCACGGTCGATCAGGAGTTGGTGGGTCAGCATCTGAGCGCCAGCAGCGCGGATGTCCAAGGCTGCATCTTCGTTAGCCAAAGTCTGGAAATCGAAGGGCTGCGCCAGCGAGAAAACGTCAGCCGAGTAGGTGTCCGTCGAGAGGGACATACCAACGCGAGGAGCCTGAGTGAAGGGAGCGCGAGCCTGAACTTGACCAGTGCGGTTAAAGTCAGCGCGGTTATAGATGTAGTATTTGTCGGTCTTCTTGGAAACCGAAACCTTCGGGAAGACACGATCAGCGATAAAGCCGTTAGCGTCTTGCAGGAAGGCAATAGTCAGGTTAGTAAGCGGGGCGTCGATATGGACGGCGCTGGGGGACAACATAGCCATTTGTGATATTCCTTATTTCAAACTAGATTAGGCTGCGGCTTTGTCGGCACGCGACAATTCGATAGTGATGATTTGACCATCAACACCAGCTTCAAGGGCATAGCCCACGATCACGTTGGTCGAGGCAGCAGCTTTAGCCTTGCCCGAAGTACCAACTGCAACAGCAGCGCCACGAGTGATAGTGCCACCAGCTTGGACAGTCACACGACCATCATAAGCAACAGCAATGGCTTCATTAGCGCCAACAGCAGCCATCAATGCCACACCATCGGTGCGAGCGTTAGCAGAGGTGTTGTCAACTTGACCGTCTGAGGCCAACGAGACAAAAGTGAATTGAGCGACAGCAGAACCCGAAACGTAGGTCCGAGTAGCCATATTTTCCGTAAATGCCATAATAAAGGCTCCTTATTGATTTTTGTAGGTTTCAAGCACTAGGGCGCGGCCCTGAGCGGTTTTGATAACGGCGGCGTATGCCTTGTGGAAGTCTTTTTCTTGTTTGTCTTCCTGATAGCCCTTCACCAGATCATTCAACTTTTCGGTGGCAGTCTTCAGGTCATTAGCTGCGTCTGTCTTACCGACTTCTTGGTAGACACCAGCGAAAGCAGCATCAGCAGCTTTAAGAAGTGCAAGCAGACTTTCGTCTTCGCCCACAGACTTCAACAGTTTACCACGCTCATCAGCAGTTCCCTTAAAGTTCGGGAGTACTTCTTCTGCGCGTTTACGGAGTGCTTCGGTTTCTACAGCCTTTTGCATCTCTTCTAGTTTCTTAAGGATAGGGGCAGGGATAGCCGATTTAGCAATCATCTGACCTTCAACTTCAATCGACTCTTCAGTGGGAGCAGCTTTAGTGATTGCAGCAGCTTCCAACTCAGAGATTTTAGCTTTGTAAGTTTCGACTTCTTCCAGAAGCAACTTATTGACTTCTTCAAAAGCCTGTGCTTCAGATTTCCATGACTTACGGGTAGGCTTTTTGCCTTCCATGTCATCTTCCATCATATCTTCTTCGTCGTCTTCACCGACTTCGATTTCGATCTTCTTCTCTTCTTTGTAACCCTTTTCAGTCTCTTCTTTGACCTCAACGAGTTCTTTATCAGCTTCGTTATTCATGTCTTCCCCTTCAGGGCTGCTCTTGAAGATGGCAACCTTAGCGAGTGGGTCATCGCCCATATCGACCAAGGAGACTTCCTCAAGTTCCAAGTTTACGAGTTCGGTGGGCATTACACCATCTCCTTCAAAGCACGACCACCAATACTGAAGGCCGATAGTTTACCGCTTTTAACATCTTGCCAAACTTGATCATCATAGACCTTTATGGCGACTAGCCAGCCCTCACGGTTAGACTGGATACCCAATGCCTTAGCAATCTCGTTAGTCAAAGGCATGGAATGGACAACTTCCCCGATACTAGCACCAGAGTGCATTCTCTTAGCTGTACGCAGGGAAAGCATAAAGTTTGTGGCTGCTTTAGCCAACTGATCAGGGCGGATAAACTCACCACTGTGATCAAGACTGATTTGATTGTCTACTGTAGAGACATAAGCCCAACCGAAGGCAAGACGCTCTTCATCGTCACGCTTAAGGATTTCGCCTACAATCTCGACCTTGTTGGTCATCTCAGAGACAGACGTTCCTGCCTCCCACATACGACAAGACCAGTAGCGGGGAGTTGTCTTATCTGTGGCGGCATCGCAGGAATGACGAGCGCGAAAGTTAGCACGAGCATCAGGATCATCACGGCGGATTTCCATGTTTGGATCACCGAAGGTAACTTTCTTAACCTTGTCGCCATCTTTGACATAGACACCAAACTTCTTGGTAGACCCAGAGGGCATACGGAAGGGCTTGTCTAGTTCGACACTCTGACCTTGGTAGTCAGCTTTTTGAACAGCCTGTTTGGCCTGTGACCACGCACCAGCAAAGGCTCTACTTTCAGACATACCTTCTTGATCCATCATGGAGTTGAAGACATTGCGGAAGACAGATTGTTGATGCGGGGAGAGTTTATCTCGAACTGCTTTAGGCAATTCATCATTGTTACTGTATGGCATTGTTATCAACCAAAATCATGGAAAAGTTTGTAGTAACCCGTGTGTTGTTTGTTTCAACCAGAAAACCTTGCACATCAAGGTCGCTCTTTTCAGGCATTGCAATCGGAGTGTGGAAATCGTAGTGATAGGTGCTTTCAAAAACTTCCCCGATATGGGCAACACGGAAGTTCTGTCCAAACATCCTTACATAGAACCTTACTTGCACATCTTTGCCCCTCTGTGCAGAAAAGTTCCCAGAAAGGATGTAAGCAGTGTGTCCAGCAGGAACTGTATAAATACCAGTTAGTGTCTGCCCAATTCCAGCTTGAATAAGGCCAACTGTGGTGCTATTAGCTGTGATAGAAATATCGCCAACATTGTTTGAAGCACCGTTCTTATAGAAGGCAGAGTTGACCCGTTTGAACTGTATAGAGCCAGTTCCAGAGGTGGTCCCACTAAAGTTAATCTCTTCTACAACTGGATTATAGTCGGCATCAAGTCCAGACACCACAACAGAACCAGTGTCAGAAGCTGATGCGGACACAACAGTTAGAACTCTTGCCGTATCAAAAACTGACCAAGGATATGTACCACCACTACACCAGATCGTCTCAGAAGCGGCTGTATCAAGGTCAGGGTTATAGCCTGACACTTGAACAAGGGAATAGCCATTAATTTGACCTTGAGCGATAGAGAAGTAACTGTCTCTAAGCAGATATTGTCCCCAATCAGCCATCAATTTAACTCTGGTGTAATGACAATAGCGATATTGTCTGTGTTAGGGAAGGTCTCAACCGATAGGTCAGAGTAAGTAACTTCAAACTCAGCACTATAAGTTCCCGCAGTAACAGTGTCAGCGGCTTGCCAATTATATCGAACCACACCACCAGCAGCATTAGTGATAGTCATAGCAGCATCAACTATAACAGAACCACTTAAGTCTTTCATGTGGAACCTTACAGATGCCCCTACGAGACTGATTACTGTTCCAGCATAATCTTTTAAGGTTGCTTGAAGGGCTGGTGACGTATCATTTTGTTTAATAGTGAAAGCCATTATGCAACCTTATTTTCAAGATTTACTGTGGCCCCATTAGCAGAGCCGTACAAAGTTGTTGTGTTGTAGACCTCTTCTACTATTACATTATTAGAAGATATAGCAGATACAGCCACAACCCTTCCAAGAGAGCCATTGTAGTAAACAAGTGCAATTGTAGGGTTTCCTGTGGTAATATTGTTGGCAAGAAGGGTTTGAGAAGAAACAATGGTTGTATTGTTTACTACTGCATTTCCTGTGGTAATTGGCAAAGCACTTAGATTGTGCAGTTGAACAACTACGGAAGAACCAACAACAGGAGAACCAGTCGTTATGCCTACAGAAGAAAGTACATTTGTAGTAGCAGCACTAGGTGAACCGACAGTAGGCTGTCCAGTGGTTATGCTAATCGTAGATAGGTCATGTTTTTGTGTAAGTGCAGATAACTGAACAGTAACAGGCTCAGTTGTTATAGTTACAGGAGAGATGACCTGTACCTGTACAATGCTGGATGCGTCAACGACAGGCGATCCAGTTACGATGTCAGATGCAAGAACAGGCGTTACCAAGGTCAGTGCAGCAGACCCAACTACAGGCGTTCCAGCGGTCACATCTGTTGGGGCAATGACATGGTTTTGGCTGATAGATGCACTGTCAACGACAGGTTGTCCAGTAGAGATACTAACCACATTAAAGGCGTGTATCTGGGTGACGGTGGAAGCATCAACAATCGGAGAACCTGTTGTGATGTTGGATGCCAAAATTGGTGTGACCAGCGTCAGCGTAGTCGGATCAACAACAGGCGATCCTGCCGTCACATCTGTCGCTGTTATGACATGGTTTTGAACAATGGCCGCGCTGTCAACTACAGGTGCGCCCGTTGTGATGTTGGATGCAGTCAGGTTTAATGCTGCGGAACCAGCTTCAAACAGCCACCCAAAGGAGCCGTTGTTCGTGGAGTTAGTGCCTGCATACCATGTCATGTCTGATACGCCCTCACGCCCGTAATGGTCACATAGTCAAGGCTAATGTCACCTGCGCCCGTGTGGATTAGGGTGCAAGGAGATGTGGACGATGTCCCCTGTATGGTTAGAACTCTACCAGCTTCGCCCGTTGCCGTGAAATTAGCAACGCGCTGGGTGGTCGTGCCAAAGTTCAAGGTCGTCGCGCCTGTGGCACTGTAGGTGTTGGTGATGTTGGCAAAGGTGTTGTTGCCAGTGAACGTCAGTGCGCCTGCGCCGCCTTGGTTTACGGTGATATCTGAGTAGGATATGCCGCCACCTGCAAAGGTTTTGGCAGACGCAGAAGTTAGGCTGATGGTGCCTGTCCCAGTTACGGTCAGGTTATTCGACGTGGCAGTACTCCATCCACCTGTACCAGAAATCGCCCATGTTCCAGAACCAACAGCAATTGTACGAGTATTGGAGTTTGTCGAACTAAAGCTAGAACTAGCACCGGACAATGTTACGTTGTAGTTATTAGCATTCAGCGTTCCTAGGGTGAGGGTAACAGCGCCAGTGGCTGATCTATTCGTCTCAAACGCATCCTGAAGTGTCACCGAGCCACTGGGCGTGTTAATGGCAAATTCTTGAGTAAACGTCCTGCCAGCACTGGTGAGCGTCTGCGACCCACGACCAGCAAAGGTCAGCGTCCCTGTTCCAGTAAACGTTACTCCCGTGCCGTTGATCCAGTTGCCGTAAAAGAAAGGAGACAATGTACATGCCAACGTCATCGTATTCGTCGTGCGGGCCGACATGTTGATGGTGTCGACGTTGTAGTCTGCGTTAATCGTCACTGTAGCGGCTGAGTTAAGCCCTGTTGCTTCAAAGAGGCAGGTGTCCTGTGCCAACGGGAAGTTGTTGATTGCTGGTGTGCCGCCGCTTGACGTAGCCCAGCTTATTGCGCCACCCCAGTTGCCGCCAGCAGCAAGGTTCCAATACTTTGTAACTCCTGCGCCAAACGTAATTCCAGTGTTACCTTTACAGTCACCTAACCGAGTACCAGACACGGGAGCCGCAGCACCAGCAATTGTGATGTCGCGGAAGTCTGCATCAGTGCCACTAAAGGCAGCGCAGGTAAGCGTCCTTGTGGTGCCAATCGTGTCAGACCGCACAAAGGTTCTCATGGTGGCATCGGTGCCAGCAGACAGCGTCAGGGTGCCGTTGATGGTTTGATTGGCGGACAGCGGGACGTTGGCGATACCAGCAGAGGTTCTGCCTGCAAACGACAAGTTGTTAAAGGTATTAGCGCCGACGAGGGCGGCCGAGATGTTAGTCGTGCCGGTGAAGCTGACGTTGTAGAAGGTTTGGTTGTTACCGTTAAAAGTGACGGTTTGACCACTAATGTTGATTTGAGATGTCCCCGCTGTAAAAGTAAAGTTTGCGCGGCTGTTCTCACTCGTACCGAACTGAATGGCTACCCCAGAAAAACTAATGGTTGAAGACCCTAGTGTAATAGACCTTGTGTCACTGGTAGAAGAGGTAAGGTTGTTACAGGTAAGGTTGTAATTTGCGGTATCAAACGAACCACGGGTAACGTTGAACGTGCCGCTTCCAATATTCAACGCATCCGCCAACGCCCACTCAGCGCCTACACCATCAATCGTAATATTAGATGCCAGCGCCACACCATTGGTCGTGATCGTCTTGCCCGCACCCGTGCCTGTCAGCGTAATCGCACCCGTATACGTTCGGGTCAGACCAGTGGCAGGCAAAGTAATGTCGTCGTGGATAAACAGTCCAGTCGATCCAGCCAGCGACACGTTACCAACAAGAGGACCAGCGATGGTCAAAGCCTTGCAGCGGTTGCCGCCCGTGATGGCGTTTACAGTGGCCGTGTAGGCCGTAGCATTGGACAAGCTATCAAACACCACATTGTCATGGCTGCGAGGCAGACTAGCCCCACTAACGCCACCAGAGGAGGTGGACCAATAAGTCGTGTCGTTCCAGTTGCCCGTGCCACCGACCCAATAGCGAGTGCTGTCAGCGGGCTTGGCTGTGCGGTAAACAGGAGCGGCAGCGGTCCCCGTGCTGTTGACACCAGCGTAGAACTCAGCAGGAGACGTGGATACAAAGCCGATGCTACCCATTGCGAGGTAGTCGATGCCGTCTGTGCAAGCACCCGCGAGGATGTGGCTTCCCCCTGTCCCTGTCAGCGTAACGACATTGCCAACAGTGCCTGTCACGCTCCATTTACCAAAGGTCTGGACGGTCGTTCCGAGGGCGATGGTGTGAGCAACTGTCTTGGTGCTGGCGAGTTCGGTGAACTGGTTGCTGCCCGTGATCGTGAGCGTCGAGGTTCCAGTTGCGCCGCCAATGGTTAGTTTGTTGTAGGAAAATCCGCTTCCGTCAAAAGTTCTGGCACTTGTGCTTGTATCGGAAAAGAGGATATTTGCGGTGCCTTTGTAAAAAATCGTAGTTCCACCGGACAGATTCCAAACAGAACCAGTGCCTGATAGTGTCCAAGTCCCAGACCCCATTCTTAAAGTTCTTGTAAATCCACCACCTGTTGTTGCAACCAGCCCCACCGTCACGTTATACGTCACCGCATCAAAGGTGCCTGATGTGAGTATCAGGGCGCGGGGTGTTGGCGTAGTTTGAAGTTCCAAGGCATCAGCAAGCTGCACGGTGCCTGTGGCGCAGTCGATGGTGACAGGGCAACCAAAGGTTACTCCATTGCTGGTGATATTTTGAGTGCTACGACCTGCAAAAGTCATCGTGCCAGAGGCGCTGTTTGCTGTGACGCCCGTGCCAAACGTCCAATCGCCATAAACAAACGGCGAATTAGAACTGTTTGTAAACGTCATGGCACTTGTGCGAGCAGACATATCAACAGTGCCAATGTTTAACTCCTGCATTAGCACAGTCCCAGCGGCCCCAGTATTGTCAAACACCGCAGTGTCCTGTGCCAAGGGGAAATTGTTCAGAGCAGGAGTTCCACCAGATGTCGTGGCCCAACCCGTAGCACTCCAGTTCTGCGTCCCTGAAAGGTTCCAGTAGACCGTCTTGCCAGCAGGGAAGGTCACGCCAGAGTTGCCGCCACAGTTGCCTGCACGGGTCGGAGAGCCACCAGCGGCGGTGCCTGCAATGGTGATGTCGCGGAAGTCACAGTCGGTAGCGGATAGAGTTCCAACAGTGAGTGCGCGCTGAGTTCCCACAATTGGGTTATTGGCGCTATCGGAAGAAAGAACAAAAACACGTCTTACAGCACTAGCTCCAGAGACATTCAGCGTACCAGTTACTACTTGATTGGCGTTTAACTGTAGCTTTGTTAGCCCTGCAGTGGCGGGGGTGGTTATTGTCAGGTTACGAAAAGTATTCGACCCCTGTATTGACAGAGCGTTTCCATTCCCAGTAGCCGTAGCCGATACATCATAGAAAGCAACACCAGCACCCCCTAGTATGACAGGAAAACCGCTTGTGAAGTTGATCTGCGAGGTGCCGGCATCAAAAGTAAGGTTAGTAGATGTTGAAAATGTGATCGCGCCTCCCCCACTCAAAGTAACTGTGCTTGCACCAAGTTTGATCCCACGCACGTTGGAGTTGTTGGATGACAAACCGCTAGCCGTGACGTTGTAGCCCTTGGTGTCGAAGGTGCCGCTAGCGCAGTTGATGGTATTGCTGCCAATGTTCAGGGCGTCAGCAAGTTCGACCACACCAGAAAAAGAGTCAATAACTAACGGGCATGAAAAGGTCTTGCCTGCACTGGTAATGGTTTGAGTATCCCGACTTACTAAAAACAGGTTTGAAGCGCCAGTGATGGTCATACCCGAACCAAACGTCCAGTTGCCGTAGATTGACTGTCCCGCAGCGAGACTCAGCGTCAATGAACTCGTCCGCGCACTCATGCTCACCGACCCAGCGTATGGGATTGCAGCATTCATCGTATGAGTGCCAGCAGTGGTGCTTTCGTCAAACACTGCCGTGTCTTGGGCAAGAGGAAAGTTGTCTGTGCTTACAGCGCCACCGGATGTAGCTGCCCATTGATCGTCAGACCAATTACCCGTACCGATGCGGAAGCAGTTCTTGGGCGTGGAGAACGTGATGCCGCTGTTGCCCTGAAGGTCGCCAATGCGAGTGCCCGTGAGCGTCCCACCAGCGCCAGTGATACGGATGTCGCGGAAATCTACGTCAGTCACAGTGCCAATGGTGGCGATCTGCATATCTCGCAGTAGGCCGTAGGTCGAGGAACGGAACCAAGCACGGCGGTTGCCCTGAGTGCCAGAGGTTGAAAACGTGCCAGCAATGACAAAACCAGTGCCGACAGCAAACTGCGTGTTGCCATCTACGGCAACGGGGGTATAGG